CTGAGTTATGGCTCGCATTCATGGCAAGAAGGGCGACGTGATGCTCGACCCGACGGGCGGCGCGACCGTCGTCACGCTCGCGTCGACCGATACCTGGGATCTCGACCTGTCGAAAGACCGCGTCGATGTGACGTGCTTCCAGGACACCAACAAGCAATCGGTCCTCGGCCTGCCGAGTTATTCCGGCACGATGACCGGCTGCTGGGATTCGGCGACGACGCCCGAGCAGCTCTTCGCGGTGATCTTCGGCGACGTCGCGGCGATGGTGCATCTGATCCCCGACACGCGGGAGCCGACCTTCCTCTTTAAGGGGCTCGCGAACCTCGACGGGTCGCTCTCGGTCTCGGCCAAAGGGGCCGTGACCTGGGCGTCGAAGTTCGACGCCGCGGGGCCGTGGGCGATGGAGCCGGCGATCCCCTGAGTCGTGGAGCGCCCGAGATATATCCGCGGTCGCGAGGCCCAGATCCGCTGGGCGTATTACGTCGCCGCCGGCGTCGAGGGCTGGACGGTGTTGCAGCAGCCGCCGCGGCCGGGCGTGCGTCCCAAGTGGACCCTCTCGGCGCGGATCGTCGGCTCGGACAAGTTCAAGATGGCGCAACGTCCGCTCTTGTTCGTGACGGTCGTCAAAGAGCAGCGCTGGCTGTTTCAGATTGAGGAGTTTCGGATCGAGGGGGACCGGATGACGGCGACCCTCGGGCCGCGTGAGGACTATTGATGTCGCGATTTGTCCGACCCGAGACGCGCACGCTGACGCTCGCCAATGGCGATTCGTTGATCGTGCGCGCGCGGCTGACCGCCGGCGAGCAGCGCGAGCAATTCGCGCGGATGTATACGCAGGGGCCAATGGGCCAGGTGCATCGGAATCTCCTGATGATCGACGTGGGCCTGGTGATCGCGTATCTGCTCGACTGGAACCTGAAGGACGACGCCGGGCAGCTCGTGCCGATCCGCGACCTCTCGGCGGCCGACCTGCACCAGGTCCTCAACCAGCTCGACCCGGTCTCCTTCAATGAGATCCAGCAGGCGATCGAGGCCCACGAGAAGGCGATGGTCGCGGAGCGCGACGATCAAAAAAAAATCCTGACTGGCGGGCCGGCGTGATCTCGGACCTCGTGATCGCGCGGCGCTTCGGCTGGCGCTACGAATGGGTCCGCGACCTCGACGCCGACGTGCATCAACTGCTCGTTGAGGAGCTCGTGCGTGAGCAGGAACAGGCGGAGGGCTGACGAATGGCCGTCACCGGCGTCTTCACCGCGGACTTCTCCAGCTTCGATAAGGCCGTCCAGACCTCGACCAAAAACCTCGAAGGGCTGGAGAGCGGCGCCGAGAAGACGAACAGCTCGCTCCGGCTGATGACGCAAACGCAGGAGCAGATGCTCGACAAGATCGGGGCGTCGGGCGGGAAGATCCAGGACCTTGGGACCGCGGTCGCGGAGACGGGCGGCGAGGTCAACACCCTGACGAGTAGCTACAAGCAATTCGACGGCATCCTGCAGGCCGCGGGGATCAACATCGGCCCGCAGGTCAAGGGCCTGGAAGACATCGCCAACGCCGCCGGCAAGACGACGACCGAGCTGGGCTTGCTCGGGACGGCGGGCCTCGCGGTCGGCGCGGCCCTGACCGGCTGGAAGATCGGCACGTGGATCGACGAGATGACCGGCGCCTCGACCGTCGTCGAGAACCTCGCGGCGTCGCTCATGGGCGTCGCGCCGCTCATGACCAAGGCGGCCGGCGAGCAGGTCATTATCAACAAAGCCCTGGAGATGGGGGCCAAGCACGGCCTCGACTACACGGAGTCCCTGAAGTTCATCGCGGCGCAAAACACCAAGAACGCCGACGCGCAGATCAACTGGCGCGACAAGCTCGCCGACAGTTACCGCGAACTGCGCAACCTCACCGACGCGCAGAAGACCGAGATCGCGATCGCGCAAGAGGCGGGCGCGACGACCGAGCAGCTCACCAACAAGTACGGCATTCACGCCAACACGCTGACGCTGCTCGCGACGGAAACCGACAAGGCCACGGCGGCCCAGGCGAAGTTGAACGCCGAGCGCCAGAAGGAGCTCGACGCCGCGGCGGCGCGCCAGAAAGCGAACCAGGCCGGCGTCGACCTGATGGAGCGCGACGCGCGGCTGATGGCCGACCGCGCCAAGTTCGACGAGGAACAACTCGTCATCCAGAACAAGAAGCTCGAGGCCGGGGCCGGCTACGTGAAACAGATGGGCGAGATCGCCGCGGTCAATAAATCCGCGGCGGACTTCGACAAGACCCTCGCGACGGAATCGGCCGCGCTCGACGTCGAGAACCAGAAGTTGATCGCGTCGTTTGGCGGGATGGCCGAAGCCCACACCGAGGCCGGCGCGGCCGCCGCGGAGGGGACGGCGCAAACGGTCGCCGGCTACCAGGCCGTCGCGCAACAAGTGGAGATCACCTCGGACGGCGTCAAGGGCTGGCTGGCGCTGATGGCGGCGACAAATCGCGCGAATGCGATCCTCAACGAGAACTCGCTCTTTACCACCTCGGGGCAACTCAATCGGGTCGCCGACGTGCTGTCGGGAGGCGGGCTCGGCGGGACGAGCGGCGCGTTTGCGCCCAGCTTCGCCTCCGGCATTGAGAACTTCGGCGGCGGCCTCGCGAAGGTCCACGGCGGCGAAGTGCTCGCCAATCTCCCCGCGGGCACCTCGGTCTTCCCGAAGGGCGGCCTGGGCGCGAACATTTCGAACGTCTTCAACCTGGTCGACTCGGAATCGAATCTCGCGCGCCGCGTCGCCGATCTCATCATGCGGCAAGTGCGCGCCGGCACGCAGTTAGGGACGGCATAACGGCATGGCGAACGCGACCAATTACCTCGAGAACAAACTCGTCGATCATCTGTTCCGCACCGCGGCGCTCGCGAAACCCGCGGCGCTCTGGGTCGGGCTCTTCACCGCGGCGCCGAGTGATGCCGGCGGCGGGACCGAAGTCGCGGGCGGCGGGTATGGGCGCGTGAATGTCCCGCCGGGCGATCTCAACTGGGCCGCGACCCAGGGCGGCACGAGCGGCGCCTCGAGCGGGACGGGCGGCGTGACGGCCAACGCCGCGGTGATCACGTTCCCGGTCCCGTCGGCGGCCTGGGGCACCGTCACCCACTTTGCGATCTTCGACGCCGCGACCGGAGGCAACCCGCTCGTCTGGGGTCCGCTCGTCGCCGGGCGCGACATCCTGAACGGCGACCCGGCGCCGCGCTTCCCCGCGAACTCGCTCACCGTGACGGTGGCCTAAACCATGCCGTTTGACGCGCACGCAAACCTCGCGATCTCGACCGTCACGACGCCGCCCAGCCCGGCGAGCTCGGGGACCACGCTGACGGTGACGGCGGGCGAGGGCGCGCGCTTCCCCGCGGTCCCGTTCAATGCGACGGTCTGGCCGGCGGATGCGATCCCGACCCCGCTGACGGCGGAAGTCGTCCGCGTCACGGCGATCGCGGTCAACACCTTCACGATCGTCCGCGCCCAGGAAGGGACGACCGCGCGCGCGATCCTCCCCGGGGATCTCATCGCCGCGACGATTACCGCGAAGACGATCACCGATGTCGAGAAGCTCGGCCTCCGCGAATTCTTCCGCGGCCTGCGGCTCGAGCCCAACCCCGATCTGTCGCTGGCGCCGTCGTCGGTGCTGTTGTCGCGCGCCGATGGGATCACGATGCATGACGGCGAATACGTTCCCGACTGGGCGGGGCAGACGGCGGCCTTGACGGCGGCGGGCGCCGGCGGGCTCGACACCGGCGCCGAGGTCGCGTCGGCCTGGTATGAAGTGCACGCGATCCGGAAGTCCGTCGACAACACCCGGAGTCTGCTCTTTCACCTGGCGCGCAGTTACACGCTCGATCAGAACCTCGCGACTGGCGACGACGGGCAACTCCAGATCCTCGAGGGCGCCCGCGTCGCCATCGGCCAGGGCATCACGCCGGCGCTCACCGGCCCGTGTCAGCTGATCGATCTCAACCTGCAGCGCCTCGGCGTCGTCGGCACGGGGCGCATTTGGGTCGAGCTGCAAACCTCGAGCGGCGGCCTCCCGACGGATACGGTGCTCGCGACCTCGGACAAGCTCGACGCCGCCGGCGTCGCGACGGTTGCGCAGTGGATCCGGTTCCAGTTCCGGACGCCGGCGACGCTGACCGCCGGGACGCCCTACCAGATCGTCGTCAAGGGGGATTGGACGCCGAGCTCCACGGACACCATCTGCTGGCGGAGTGATGCGTCCGCGCCGCCCTATGCGGGCGGCACAGGCAGCAACAAAACCACGTCGTGGCTCGCCCAGGGCACGACCGACTATCTCTTTCGCCAGTACAGCACCCAGAACGAACAGCCCGTGACGATGCCGGCGGGCTATGACCAGCGCTGCCGGATCAGCTTTGTCTACAACGACGCCTCCAGCAACCTCATCCCGTTCGTCGCGCAGGATCGGCTCGTCACCCGCAAGCCGATCGACCCCGCGGTGATCGCGGCGGGCGTCAATCACGCGGTCCTCGCAGACCTCGCGGCCGCGGTCCCGGCGATGAGCGTCGTCATCTGGCCGGCGTCGTTCTCGAGCGTCGGGATGGAGGGCTCGCTCTGGCTGCCGATCCACTACATGCCGAATTTCCCAACCTCGCCGATCTTCGTCGCCTCGACCAATGTCGTCGCGCAAACGCTCTCGGCCCCCGTCCCGGCGCTCGTCGTCGCGGGCGGGGCGTGTTACTTCCAGCGCGCGCCGACGACGACCGGGCAGCACACCTTCCGGCTGTTCAGTTTCCAGTGGTAGAGCGCTAGATGTTTGGCGGGATCTTTTTCGCGAGCGGGCCGTTTGCCGGTGGCCTCGTCAAGGTCACCGCGGCCGCGATCAACCTCGCCGCGAATGTCACGATCAGCCTCACCGCGTCCGCGGCGCTGCCGCCGACACATTTCACCGCCGCCGCCACGATCACGATCACGGCGCGCGGCGACCTGGTCGTCCCGATCATCACGACGCCCGGGATCGCGATTGACGGTGTGCCCGTCACCGGCCGCGTCCGGCTCGCGGGCGTCACCATTCGCGACATCCTGAACGATGCCCCGAATACGTGCACGTTCACGATCGAAGGCACGGCGCCGGCCATCGGCCAGTCGGTGCGCGTCGTCATGGGTAACCGGCTCTTGTTCGCCGGCGCGGTCCAGACGGTCGACGCCTCCTATGAGTCGAAGCCCACGCAGCTCGCCTGGCACGTCACGGCGATCGACGACACCGCCGCCGCGAATGCGCGCCGCCCCTTCGGCACCTGGATCGGGGCCTCCGCGACCGAGATCGCGCAGAGCCTGACGGCGACCTTTGCGCCCGGGTTCTCGGCGGCCGGGATCGCGCTCGGCCTCCCGCCCGTGACGATCGTCTTCGACGGCGCGGACACGTTCATCGCGTGCCTGGCGCGGCTGGCGACGGCCGTCGGCGGCTACTGCAAGGTCGACGATCACACGGTCTATCTCTTCATCAGCGACACGGCCAACCCGCCGCAACCGATCGACGAGACGCATCGCTTTCTCGCCTCGCCGCCGATCACGAGCGATACCGATAGTTCCCAACTTCGAACGCGCGTCTATGGGCGGGGCTACGGGGAACGGATCCCGGCCGATGTCGCGCCCGGCGAGAGCCTGGTCCCGATCCAGGACGGCACGCAGTTTCCGCCGCTGGGCGGCCTGGCCATCCTGGCGACGACCGCGGACGGCGCCCAGTCGGAGAAAGTCGCCTATACGAGCGTCGAGCTGAAGGGCGGCGGGACGCTGGTCGGCCCGGGCGCCGGCCCGACGATCGCCCCGGTCCTGGGGATTGCGCCCGGCGCCGGCGTCACGAATGGGCATCACGACGTGTCGGTCGTGTTCATCACCGCGGCCGGGAAATCCCTCGCCGGGCCGGCCGCCGCGATCGACGTGCCGGTGTTCCCGCCGCCCACGACCGCGCCCGCGGCCGGCGCGGCGACCAGTGGCACCGGCCCCGATCAGGGGTCGCACGACTACGCGGCGTCGTTCGTGACGAGCTTCGGGGAAACGCTGCCGTCGCCGATCAGCAACGCCGTCTCTACGTCGGCGACCGTCGGCGAACTCGCCCCGCCGGGGACGACGGTCGCCGCTCTGCCGAGCGCGGGCGGCAGCCTCGATGATGGCTATCACGAGTACGTCACGACGCTCGTGAACGCGAATGGGGAAACGACGCCCGGGGGACAAAGTGTGGCCTATCAAGTGGCGGCGCCGAATAGGAGTATCAATCTCACCCTCGTCCCGACCGGCCCGGCCGGCACGACGGCCCGCAAAATCTACAGGCGCTCGGGCATCGGTGGCGTCGGGACCTTCAAATTCAACGCGACGATTCCCGATAACACGACGACGACCTACCTCGACACCAAACCGAACAGCGCGCTCGGCGCCGACGCCCCGACGGCGAACACGACCGGCACGGCGGTCCAGCGGATTCCGGTCTCGAGCATTCCGATCGGCCCGGCCGGCGTCACCGCCAGAAACCTCTATCGCCGCTTTAATGGCGCGGGATCGTTTCGTCTCGTCACGACGATCGCGAATAACACCGGGACCACCTTTACCGACGCCGTCGCGAATAGTGCGCTCGGCGCGGCGGCCTTGTCGACACCGACCGCGGTCGGTAATCAAATCGTCGCCACGATCCCGCGCGGCGCCTCGGCCGTCACGGCGCGCGAGCTCTACATGTCCCCGGTCGGCAGCAGCGTCCGGAAACTCGCGCTCGTCGTCAACGACAACCTGACGACCAGCGTGACGATCACGATCGCCGATGCCGCGCTCGCCGCCCAACCTGTCGAGCCGATCGCGGACACGTCCGGGCTGCAGCAGCCGAACGGCCAGGTCAACCCCGGATCGACGGTGCTCCCCGTCGCCGCGGCGGCGACCTTCCGCGCGGGCGGCGGCTGGGTGATCCTCGCCGGCGGCCAGGTCGTGCGCTACAGCGCGATCAGCGGGCAGACCCTGACCGGCATCCCGCCCACGGGCGCCGGCGCGATCACGACGACCGTCCTCTACGGCCAACAGGCGATCCCGTCGCCGATGCTCGTCGGCGTCACCGGGATCGTGAAGGCGACGCTCAAGGGTTCCGCCGTCAGCATCTGGGTCCAGCGCGACGACCTCCTCGCGCAAGCTGAACACGCGGCCCGCACGGGCGGGGATGGGATTGTGGAATTCCTGATCGTGGACACGGGGCGCGGCCTCGAGGCCCTGACGGCACGGTGTGATGCCGACCTCAAACTCTTCGCGCGGCCGATCGTGACCGTCGCCTATGCGACGCGCGACCTCAACACCAAGTCGGGGAAGACCGTCGACATCGATCTCGCCTCGCCCGCCATCGTCGCGACCCTGACGATCCAGGAGGTGACGATCACCGAGATCGGGATCGCGCCAGGGCTTCCGCCGCGCTACAGCGTGAAGGCGTCGAGCGTCCGGTTCTCGCTCGAGGACACGCTCCGGCGCCTGGTGGCCGGCGGGCCGATTGTCGGGGGCTCGTCGTGAGCGACGCGCGCACGCCGCCGCCGCCGCCGCGCCTCCGGCTGGAGAAGACGATCGATCCCGACGCGATCACGCTCTTGGACTTCTACGCCGCGGCGATCGTGATCGCGGGGACCGGCGCGTCGTCGTTCGACATCTTTGACAAGGCCGCGGCGCTCGTCGCGGAGTCGCACAAACGGAAAGGGCTGATCCCATGACCCGCGATCCCGTCGTCACGACCTTGAAGAGTTCGCTCGGGTATTACCTTTGCGCCGAGGGCGGCGGCGGGCGCGAAGTCATGGCCGATCGCGTCGAGGCCGGGCCGTGGGAGCAGTGGACCGTCAGCCACAACGACGACGGCACCGTCTCGCTCCAGGCCCAGGACGGACACTACCTCACGGCCGAGATTGACGGCACCGTCGCGTGCCGCGCGGACGTGTCCGGTGAGTGGGAACGGTTCGAGATTGAAGTCCGCGACGACGCGATCGTCTGCTTCAAGACGCATCATGGCACCTACCTGCAAGCGCCCGAAGGCGGCGGTCCCAAGATCCGCCTCGTGCAAGTGGACGACGATCCGCCGCGGCCGGGGGAATGGGAATTCTTTACGTCTAGTGAGAAATTCTGGGCGCCGCCGCCCGTCCTCAACCCCAACTATCTCGCCGGCGTGCTCGACCGGATCGACCGCGTCGTCAGTGACGAGACCGGGCCGCGGATCCTGATGGGCTGTCACTACATGGAAGCCTTCTCGGCCTACTGCTGGGGCAAGACGATCGGGCAGCTCGACGTCGCGACCCAGCTCGACATCATTGCCGAACGCTATGCCTACGTCCGCGTGCTCGACGTGTTGGGCTTTTGGGACAGCAACCGGCCCGGCGACGTCGATGAGTGGGACGCCTGGAAGGGCCGCGAGGTCACGCCGATCGAATTCGTCGCGAATTCTGGCCGCACGATTCCACCGACGCCCGACTACTGGGAACGCAAGCGCGAATTCGTGACGATGCTCCACGACCGCGGCCTCAAGATCTTCGACGATCGCGGCGACATGAACAGCTTTACGCACCAGCAGAAGATCGATCACATGATGGCGAACGGGCAGTTCTATGCCGGGCTGCCGTTTGGGAAGGACGTGCTCGCCGGCGTCTGGGCCATCAATGAAGCGTGGCAAAACGGCGGCGACGATCGCTCGCTCCTGCTGGAGATGATCGACGCCTTCGAGACCGGCGCCGGCTGGCTGCCAGCGCTTGTGGGCTTGTCGTCGCCGGGCGGCAGTTCCGATCCGGATGCGCTCGCCGCCTGCGACCCGCCGCAGACGTCCTGGGAACCGGAACTCCCGGACAGCTTCACGTACTGGAGCGCCTCGCCCGCCAGCGTGATCACCTGTCACGGCAACCGCGGCGACCATACGCACATCGTCGAGCACTATTTCGGCTACGGCTACGACGAGGAGATCCGGGATTCCCTCAAGCCCGTCCAGAACACGGAGCCGGTCGGCGGCGGGGACGGGGTGAGTGTCGGCCAGGTGAACGACCCCGAGCTCCTCTGCGCGCTCACGGCGGCGGCGCTCTTGGGCGGGCAGGGCTGGACGTTCATGAGCGGGAACGGGGTGTTCTGGAATGGCGCCATTCATGAAATGCCAGGCTTCGAAGAGGTCGCGCGTCTCCCGCAATTCCTCCCGACCGACATCGCGACCTTCCCGGTCGTCTGTCACGCGGGTACGCGCTTTCAAGGCGTCCGCATCCTGGCCGCGGTCGACCCGACGCGCTGTGAACATGCGATCGCGCCGGATGGGCGCTTCGTGCTGGTCGTCCATACGCAAGAGTCGGCGGGCAACGCCCTGCCCTGTGAGCGCGCCTGTGCGGACTTCACCGTGATCAACATGTTGACCGGGGCGATCGAACGCACCGGCCCGCTCGCCGCCGGCCAGACGTATCAGCACCCGGGCGTCGCGCGCCTGGTCGTCGGGCGGCTCGAGGGGATGGCGGCGGCGGCCACGATGTCGGCCTGGGCGGTCCAGACGGCGCCCGACAA